TTGATTTTTTAATTTGCTCTGATGTTCCTCCTGTTGGAAGAGTTCCCACATCTAATAGCATATAAGTTGTGCGGGTGCAGAATGTTTTGAACTTCTCATTCAATACAGGCAAATCTTTTCCTGCTAATTTTGTTCCTTTCTTTGACTCATCCGCTGTTGTTTGAGTTACTCTATACTCACAAGTAAATGGATTGAAAACAACAAGTCTGGTTCCGTATGCACCCATCTGGAATTTTTCTTGAACATTTACTGCATTATCTGCTTGTTGTTCTAAAACTTTTCCATCATATCCAGCAGGAACTTTGCTGTCTTTATCGCTTGATTCATTGTAAATCAAAGATTTTTTAACCTGCTGAGCGTTCAGAGCATCAATAGACTTAAACTTAAATCCTTCAGAGGTTTCAAAGAAAAAGAACCCAGCACTGTCTCCTTTTTTACCATCTTTACCAGGGATTGCTGCTTTTGACAACCAATTCAATGCATAATATGGCTTACGATTATTGCCGATAAAGTTGTAATTGTTTGTAGTTTCTTCTATATCTTTTTTCTTTTTGGTCTTCAGATTTTCGGTGAGTATTTTGTTAATGTGCTCTGATATTTTACCATCATATCTCTTCTTTAGTCTAGACTTTACATCTTCATTGCGAAGAAATTCTTCCGAGACCATATCAATTATGACTCTGGACTTTTTGGTGTCTTCGTAGATTGGTGTCACTTTATTAACATACAAAGTCACCTTCATTTGGTTTTGATTATTATCTTCAAATGCAATATTAACTTCTTCTGTGCCAACCAGAGGTAATCCTTCTATTGTTGATTTATTATCTACAGCACCACCCGTATCATCAAACATAATTTCTGCTTTTACCGTATCTTGTAGAATACTTTCAAAATACATCAAGCGGGAAAGACGAGGACCAGGAGTATCCATACCACCAAGCAGGCTTACAGACTTACTTTTGTCTTTGTTTGATTTAATTTCTGCTTTGGTTATAAAGGAAGATAGAGCCTTCCTTGATACATTTGCTTCTGCCATATTTGATATTCCCCTCTTCTATTTAACCACCTTTGTAAAGAATATCCATTGGATTTGAGCTCTCTCCACCACTTATGGACATTGCCACCGCTGATTGATCTCCACCACCACCATATCCACCACCATCACCTATCTCTGGCATAATGATTGTTTGTGCTCCTAGAGCATCGTATGGTGCGTATTGTCTGATTGCATCCATAACACCTTTGTATCCCTTTGCTTGGTTAATGGCAAGCAACATATCTTTTGCTGGACCTGCGCTGTCAGCATCAACAACAATTTCTTTACCTCTTTCACCCAACATTGCAAGGTGAGGACGACCTAGTGTTTCTCCGCCTCTCTCATACTCGGCATGAACATGATCCCAGTGACCTGGGTCATTATCTCCGTGCAAAACAAGTGATGGTCTCTTGCCAGTTTTTGCTGCAAATTGATTAATGCCTGCCAAAATTGCTGATTGATCGTCAACAAAATTTCTTCCTAAATTTGCTTTACCATATCTACCTCCCCATCCACCAATATCAATTGCCCTCCCCTCATAGTGTCCTCTACCTTTATGAACATTACTGACTCCACCAAAAGATGGATTTTCAGTCACACCACTTCCTCTAGAAACTCCAATAGATTGAATATATTTACCAAGTTCTACAACATTCCTTTGTCTTTCACTTAAAGACCCAGTTACACCTGCTGTTGCAACACTTGTGCTCCCAATAGGTATTTCATATCCTTTATTTGTTTTATACTTCTGCAATCCAGCAAGATATTGTGCATGAATCTTTGGTCCTTTATCATTCTGGATATATTCAGCAGGTCTTTCCCAATTTCTCATCCACCAATCAGCAGCATCTTGTGGTGATGAGAAGTTTTGTTTGAAATACTGTGGTCCAACATCTTCTTTAATGGCAAAATCAATTTGACCTCGCCAGTTTGTTGCATAATCAGGAACTGCTTTTAAAAATGCAGATTTTCTACCACCGCTTGAGTATTGGAACAATCCAACTCCAGGACCACCATATTCAGAAACTCCAGGTCTGAATCCACTTTCTCTATGAATGTTTGCCATAATACCAAGAGCATGATTATCAGTCATTCCCTTTGAGAGAAGATACTTGTATATTTCCCCCTGAAGTCCTTCTGGAGAAAACTGTCCAGCAGTTCCACCAGCAGTTCCTTGTTCGGGTTTTTGTCCTTGGTTTTCGGGTGCTTTTTTTTCTGCATCCTCTCTAATCATTCTCAAATTCTTTTCAACTTTACTTTCAATACCAGTCTGGAAGGTTCTTGCAACCCAGTTACTAATATCACCACCAGTTTCTGCAGCTGCTAATACATCTGGATCAACCATACCACCTTCAGCAAAAGCAGCAACAATTCCACCTTTCAACTGTTGGTCTTGTATTCCTTTTGCGATTAATAAGTTAATTCCAATACCAACATTTTTGTAGTCAGATGCTGATGGTTTTTGTCCAGCAATAACTTTAGATGTGATTGCAAGTATTGGACCAAAGTAATCTGTTTTTCCTAATTCTTCACCAGTTTTTTTGATTGTATTGAATGGATTCAATGCGTCAATAACTTTTTGAGCTCCCTTAAGAGGATTTGGAAATATTCCCAATATTTTATCTTCACCACCAACATCAGACCCAGGAGATGTTATTTCAACTTTTCCAGGTTTTCTTGTCAGTGCTCTTTTGTATTTTTGCTTTTTATCTGTGCCACCTATAGATCTTCTAACTCCACCTTGAGCTTTGCCTCCTCGTGTGACACCACCACCGGCACTTGCTTGAGCCTGCTCTGTAAGTGGTTGAGGTTTTTTATTTCCAAAAAACATATCATAAAGAACTCCACCAATTTCTCCACCAGCAAATCCACCAACGGCAAGTCCAATTGGACCACCAATTGCAGTTCCAACAGCGCCTAAAAGAAAACTCCCCACACCACGAAATGCTGCTTTTGGTAATGGATCACCAAGAGCCCAAGAAATACCAAACTCAAGAAGTCCTCCAATCAGAGGAGCATTTCTAACAAGAGGTCTAACTGTTCGTAGTATTGTCTTAGTAGCATCTTTTCCAACTGTTTTTAGTCCCAGTCTGGTTAATGATCTAGAAGCTCCTCTACCAAGAAGTCTTCCTCCTGGTCCAGGACCACCTCTTACTCCCCCAGACCCAGCAGCAATCATCCCAGCAATGATTACAAGATTTAAAAACTTGTTTAAGATGCCCGACAATTGTTCAAATTGTTTTACTCCATCATTACCAAACAAATTTTTTACAAATCCTTTGGTTGCATCATATGCTTTATATCCCCAATCAATGAATGTCACTAACCCATCTAAAAGTTTTCCTCCAACATTGATGATAAAGTCTGCAGCTCCACCAATTACTTTTATAAATGGCATCAGTTTGGGAAGATGGTCAATCATTCTGACAGCAAAATATCCCAGAATAGTTTTTCCAATAAAGTTTTTAATCCAATCCAAAAATCCCATTCTTGGAACTTTTGGCATATTAACTTTATCTTTATCTACTTTTGGTTTTGCTTCTAAATCAGACTCTAGTTTTTCTCTTCTTGCAGAACTTTCAGATCTCTTTTTAGCATCTAACTGTTTCTTTTGAGCAACAAGAGTCCCTCTCATTATATTTTCAATATCAATGACTTTTGTTTTAATAATACCTACATTTTTAATTGAGGATTCTGACAGAGTAATGATGACAGAATTTTTCTTAATTGTTTGCGACACTTTGGCAAGTGCGCCGCCTTGTTTTCCTGCAGGTAGAAATTTTTGAGCGTTAATTGCCATCTCTTATTATTTCCTTACTCCAATAACATCGGCTTTTGTGCGTGATGGTTTGGGCATTGGAATATTGGGGACAGAGCTTCCTCTACTACCTCTGCCTCCACCCATACCGCCACCACCAACAGTGTTTGCCTTTGTGCGAACAACTTGAACTGGTGGTTTTGATGGTGGTTTAACTGGTTTTGGACCTGTTCCAGCTGGGCGTGAAAATTTTGCTTGCTGCGATGGAGCAGCATATCTTCCATACTGTCCACTTGCTCCAGCATTTCTTGCTTGGTCTTGAATGGATCTTGACGCTCCACCAAACATTCCCATCTTATCCCACCAGGGGCGTTTTTTCTCAAGTGCTTCTTGATTTTTAATTGCTTCTGATTTAAATCCTAAAACTTTTTCACTAAAATTAACATCGTGTGTTGTCACTCCTCTATCTTGAACCTTTGCCAATAAAGCTTCGCCAGGTTTGTAAATCGCTCTCATCAAAGATTTTGGATTTCCAGTCTTGAAGAAGTCTTTAAAAGAATCTCCTGCTTGTTTCATCGCAACTTCAGCAGAGCGGTTTGTATCATAGACTTGTCTTAAACCAATGATTCTTCCTTTTGAATCTCTCTTCCATTCTTTATTACCAATTCTTCCCATCGTTAATGCTGCTGCCATTCCACCAGCGCCAGGATCGTAATCTTTATAATCAACATAATCCCTACCTCTCTCACCTGCAGTTTTTCTTGCGGAGAGAAGTGCTCTTTGCATATCCTCTGATATGTTCGTATCAGTTCTATTCATCCCCAATAAACCACCACCTAAAGCAGGTATAGCTTCCTCGGCTGCACCAACAGCACCTTTAATGGTCTCAAATATTCCACCAATATCACTTGTCATTTTTCCGATATTTACATCAGGTGCTCTTAATGATGATAATTTCTTACCAACCTCTCTTCTAACTCTGCTCAAATAATTTTGTGCTGATAAAAATCCACCACTACCACCACCGCCCGAAACACTTGTTCCACCAAATATTTTCTTCCCAATCTCACCAGGAAGTCTTCTTGCAAAACCAGTAATTCCACCACCAGAAGAAGGAACAGATCCTCCACCACCACGAAGAACTGATGTTAAGTTTGAGAGAGCTCTGATTAAATTAATGTCTCCTCCCATAGAAGTTTGACTCTTCGCATAACGCTCCAAAGATTTCATCAATTCAAGTCTTCTATCTTGAACTGGATCTTTATAATTTGGATCAGGATTTTCTCCCATCAAACCACCACCTTGAGCATATGCAAGTCCTTGCATCATTCTTGGGCGGTTTGTTCCTCCTCCAGCAGCGTTCATTGCCTCCAGAGTATCTACACCATATCTCTGAACAGCACCACGCGACATTACAAACTCACCGTCTGTGAGCATCGCTGGAACTTTATCTACTCCTTTTTGACCTGCAACTTTTCCTCCACTTGCACTATGGAAAAATCTTCTTGCAAGTCCTCCACCTGCAAACATTCCACCAAGACCACGCTGTAAAGTTTGCTCTCTTTGCAATTGGGATGCACCAGGAGCTCCTTGTCCAGGTTTTACACCCTCTCTCTTCTGTTCATTTTGTTGTGATGCAGCATATGCTCCTATGCCTCCAGCGATTGCTAGAGAAGCAACAGGATTTCTACCAATGAGTCGTAGAAGAGCTGGTATTGCAATCTTACCAACCTGGAATGCAAACCTACCGACCCATCCAAGTGTAAAGCGAAGTAATTTACCGAAAGAAGTTCCAAATAAAATATAAGAACTTAATAGTGCTGGCCACCAGTCTTTCACAAAACGGATGACAGACTTTACTTTACTCGCATTTTTAGGATCACCAAACCACTCTACAATCTTGTAAAGTATTCTACCAAAGAAAACTGTTGTTAGAAAATTAAAAATTCTATCAAGAACTCCTTTTACTGGAGCAATAATTTTTTCTGCGGCTTTCTTCAGTCCATCAAATCGTTTTTCTAACTTACTTTCAGATACGGATCTTTTTTCTCTTTCTGCTTTCTTTCTTTCAAAAGCAGCAGCATCATCTGTTAGTTTTGCCTGCTGCCTCATAATTTCTGCAATAGAGACTACAGAACTTGTGATGACTGCAATGTTTTCTTCAAATCCTTTAGATAGGGGCGAAGAACTAATGCCAGCTCCAGGTAATGCTTTTGTTCCTTTTGCACCTGGAAGTTTCTTTCCACCAAAACTAAATGATGCTGCTGTTATTTTCTTTTTCTTAACCTGAAATCTACCAGAGTCTCTTTTATTTTTTACTCTTTTATATTCATTCGTTACTAATTCTATTTCTTCAGTAGGAATCGCTGTCTTGGTCATCCTACTTTTGACCATTACTTCCTTAAGAAGTGTCAAATATGTTTCATAATCCAAGTCAAAGACATCCTCTAGACCAATAAGTCTTAAGATTCTAGGATCAATTGTCTCTGTTGGATTAGAAACGGGCATTGCTCATCTGCTGTTGTTGTTTTAATTGCTCTTCTTCAAGATGCTGTTGTAATAATGCAACATAGATGTCCCTTTCCCAAGGCATCCAATTCTCAATTTCCGTTAATGAATATTTATGGTACTGCATTAACGAAAAATTAAGACGGAAATATCCTTCAAGGTCCATATGGACCATTGCTACGCGAAAAAAGATGCTAACCCTTCTAAAACAACTTCACTTTCAATTTCCGTGACAGGATTTTTAACTTTGATGGTATGAGAAAGTTTAGGCATTGTCTCAAAGAACTTTTCAATTCCTTTGAACTGCGAAGAATTCATTGATTCTAAGAAGTCTGCAATCTCTTTCTTCGTAACATCAGAAGCAGACCATACTTCATCTTCAGTGTAAATCTTATCAATACAAGAACCAATCAATTCAAATGATTGGTCCATAGCATTTTTCTCATTGAAATCAAAGTTGCTCTTGATGAATTGATCTAATGATGGATACTTCATCTCCATCATAATTGTGTTGTCAAGTTTGATTTTATTTGAATGCTCTTCGTTTTTCTGAACTTGAATATCATCAAGATTAATTTTCACAGGAACTTGTGTCTCACCATCATCTGGGCAAATAATATTAACTTCCAGTTCCTCTCCAACAGACTTACCGCGAATGTTAAGGAACAAATATTCAATATCAAAAGTAGGCAATGACTCTACTTTGATATTCTTAGTAAGAATACAGTTCTTAATAACAGTCTTGATTGCAGTTGTAATTTGCTTCGTGTCTTCACTTTCTAAAGCAATCACAAGCAGTTTTTCTTCCTTAACTAGAAAAGGTCTGTATTGAACTGTTTCTCCTGTGGATGGCAACTCAAGTTCATAAGTTGGCGTAGCAATCTTTGGTAAAGGCATAATGTCCTATAGATGTTCAGTGTGATTATTTATAGGGGATGGACAGATGGCAAAGTGTCCATATGGGTGGTTTTGATTTTAAAAATACCCTATAATAAGGGAGTTCTACAAAAAGTCTCATGATTAAAGCAGCACTCAGAGCCACCGTTTTGGGCAGTGCTTCCATTATTGTCCTTTGTTTTGGTTGGTACACCGTATGGGGAGAAGGAAACAACAAAGGAGATTATTGGACTGCTTATGACTTGGATAAAGTATGCATCCAAACTCAGAATCCCAACTCTTGGGCTTGCTATAGAGCAGACTTGCATCGCCAAAATGCTCTTGCTCTAGCGGACTGGGGTATGAAGTGCGGTCTAATTGGCACTGTTGCTACAGTTGGACTGGGTTTGATGAAGAAAAAAGAAGACTGATTATAGAGGGTCATCAAGACCCTCTTTTTTTAGAACAAGTTTAAATCAGTTCTAAAGTTATTTGATCCTGCTTTAGATGCTGGGAATCCGACTCCACTATTAACAGCTTGATTCGTATTCAAAAGAGCTTGTGTTTCAGGTTTAAATAAGTTTGCATAATCATAATTTTTTCCAACATCACCATACTTAATATTTGAAAAATCAAAGTTTCCAAAAGGACTTGCATTCCCTGCGTTGGGTTGTTCGGGTATGGAAGCCCCTGGTGGATTTGCTTTATCAATAACATACCTAATATAAGACATTGAAACTGTGCATTTCAATAAATTTGATGCATCATAAGCCACTGGCATTGAACTAATACTAATAGGAAATGACCTGATAAAAGTATAGGTTAATGTTCCACCGCGCATTCCTTGCCCGCCAGAATTTTTTGCACCATTTTCAATACTACTTTTTTCAAACTTTGTAATTTTTAACCCCTTCTCACTCATATAACTATCAGGATATTGGAAGGAATAAAAATAATTTGGAGATTCTGTTGTTCCTTTGACATTGTTTTGTGCTTGAGATTCTTGGGAGATATATTTCATCCAAGTTTCAAACACTCTAATTGAAGTATAATTTTCTGCATCAACATAAAAAGTCAAATCAATCCTGTCATCATAAACTCTACGATATGCGTGTCTTTCTGTTACACCAGGACGGTCATTCGTCAGTTCCAGTGTTGCTAAATTAGACCCAGGCAATGTTGCTTCACAGCACATCAAATTAAGTCTGTCTTGGTCATAAGCTTGACCCAGGTTTGACTTCAAATAATCACTACCAAGACCTGGAGGAAGTCCAACTTCAACATAGTATAAGGAGGTTAGAGCAGGATGCAATAAATTGCGTTTAACATCCGCAATGCTTTTTGCTTTTGGTGGTGTTATAACCATCTATAAATACTTTTTGACCTTATATATTATGTAGTCGGGTTAATGGCAGAAAGTATTAAGAGCAAATACAAACCATCCTATCCACGCAAATATAAAGGTGACCCCAACAATATTATTTGCCGTAGCAGTTGGGAACGCAAGTTCTGTCATTGGTGTGACCTAAATGAAAGTATTTTAGAATGGGGAAGTGAAGAATTTTCCATACCATACCTCTCACCAATAGACAAAAGAATTCATCGCTACTATCCAGACTTCATTATTAAAGTCAAGGAATCATCAGGTCAAGTGAAAACTTATGTGATTGAAGTAAAACCAAAAAAACAAACCAGACCACCAGTTAAAAAAAGTAGAGCAACCAAATCATACATTCATGAGTGTGTTACATTTGAAGTGAATCAAGCAAAGTGGAAAGCAGCAAAAGAATTTTGTGCTGATAGAATGATTGAATTCAAGATTGTCACCGAAGAGGAATTAGGAATCCGCTAATGGCAGAAGGTTTCGGTCAATATGTAGACAGCACAACAACAGCAAGAGTAAGAGAACTCAAGAAAAGAATTTTGGAGTCTGAAACAACTGACCCAGAAGATTTGATGTTGATTATTATGGACTTGTTTAAGGAAGAAGTATTGTATCCAGAGCCAGGAAAGTTTTATACCTTTGTGTATAATCCCAAGACTCCAGACATTGAGTATGACCAACATCCACTCATTGCTTGCACTTCTCTAGAGCGATGGGGATTCAAAGCAATTAATTTTCACTGGAGACAAGGAAGACAATATACCTGGGAAGAAATACCAGGCAAACTTCATGTTGTCAAATACAATGAACTTGATGAGTTGCTTGCAATACCATATGCAAAATTCCGTCTAAATAAATAAAACCCCCCATCTGATGGCTCAACAAACATCCATCTCTCCCGCGCAACCAATAACAATTGATGGTGAAATATATCGAGTCAGAACAGTAACTGTCTGGAACGATAAAGGTACAAGCGGCACAATAGATGATAAAGTAAAACCTATTATTAAAACACAATATCAAGAAGAGGGTGTTTTATCACAGTGGAAAGATCTTGCAGATAGAACTGACAATAAAAGTGTTAATAATGGATGGAGTTTTAGACCCTCTGCGGGACAAGGATTCAAGGAAGCGTTAGTTAAATCTGGATCTAATAGTTTAACATCACAGTTAGATAATGCAGCGGTAAATCAAGTTGCAAAAGATGCGAAAGTTCCAACAACCAGAGCGAAACAAGTTCTCTCTACAACTGCACTGACTCAACAAAATAAAGCATTAGCAGCAACAAATCAAGATCCAACGGCAGCGTCTGGAGGATCAAATGTAGCACAACAAGGAGGAACAGAACAAATTAAACTTGAAGATTTACAAAAAGCTGTTGGAAAATCATCAAAAAGCAGAACTGCATTTCCGCAAAATTTGAAATATCCATTAGATTTAGAAAAATCTAATCAAGACAAAATGAAATTTGAAATGGTTGAATATCGTGCCGCAACTTTTACTAGTAACAAAACTCAATTTGGATTTGATAGACCATCGGATAGACCAACATCAAAAATTATTGGAAGTGTATATTTACCAATTCCATCAGGAATAAGTGATACTACTTCTTCCAAGTGGGGAGAGCAAGAAGCTGATGCAGCTAAAATAGCAGCCGCAAATGTGGCGATGGGGGGAATTACTGGTGGTGGAGAAGAATTTACAAATAGAATAAGTGAGGTAATTGGAGGTGTGCAAAGTAATTCAGGTGGAGTAAAAACAGGAATAGCTGCACAAATTGCAGGTGAAGCTTCAGGAATTGGGGGTGGTTTATTAACAAGACTTACTGGTGCGGTTTTAAACCCAAACCTAGAATTATTATTTGGTGGTCCAACATTAAGACCATTTAATTTTACATTTAAAATGTCTGCTAGAAGTGAAGCAGAAGCAAAACAAATTATTGGAATCATTCGTTTCTTTAAGCAAGGAATGGCACCACAAAAATCAGATTCTAATTTGTTTTTAAAGTCTCCACATACTTTTAAAATTAAATACTTGCATCAAAATAACGAACATAAGTTCTTAAACAAATTTAAGGAATGTGCTCTTCAAAGTCTTACCGTAAATTATACACCAGAAGGACAATATGCAACATTTTATGATGGTCCAATGGTTTCCTATGAAATTTCAATGCAGTTTCAAGAACTTGAACCAATCTTTAATGAGGATTATGGTCCTGGAACTGGTTCAGGTGGTCCAGATACAGAGTTAGGTTTCTAAAATGTCAAATCCATACTTCCGCAATCTACCCAATTTTGAATATGTTAATCGCACAAGTGATGGGTCTGACACTGCCATATCGGATTACACAGCGGTAAAAAATCTTTTTAAGAAAGGAAAATTAAGAGAAGACATTTTTCAAAATACCACAATCTTTGAAAAATATCAAATCATTGGAGATGACCGTCCAGACAATGTTGCGAATGATTTTTATGGAGACCCAACTTTAGATTGGGTAGTTCTTTTATCTAACAATATTCTAAACATTCAAACAGAATGGCCATTATCACAATCTGTATTTGATGCTTATCTCTTAGAAAAGTATGGTGATTATGACACTCTCTATAATGGTATTCATCATTATGAGTCAGAAGAAGTTAAGACTAGTCAAGATGTTATAATCTTCCCCAAAGGAATAAGAGTTGGTGCTACTCAAAGTGTTAGTTACTTTGATTTTTACACTGACAGTCAAGTAACAGTTGATAATATTTCAAGTCCTATTACCAACTATGAGTATGAAGAGAGATTAAATAATGATAAGCGCAATATTTTCTTACTGAAAGGAAGATATTTAAATATTGTCTTTGATGATTTGGAAGAAATGATGGCATATAAAGAGGGTTCCACTCAGTATGTGAGTGAAACCCTGAAGCGTGCTGATAATATCAGACTTTATGAGTAATCAACTTTCAGCGAGTTTCTGAAAGTAGGACAGAGCATCGTCTTCATCCTCATCAACTTCTTTTGTCACAACGGGAAGTGAAGGAGCTTTGGAACGAGCAAAAGACTCTTCCAGTTCTTTCACAACATTATCGTTGCTTTCAACATAGTTGTCATACTCAGTCTCTTCCTCCACAACATTCGTGCGGGAAGTTCCTTTTGCACCCAGAACATACTTCAGGCGCTTATCCAAGTCATCATAAGACTTGAACTGAGAGGCAGAAACAAGTTCCGTGAGGGAGTATTGCTTCTTCCAGAGTGCTTCAAGAGCATCATCATCATCCAGGAGAGGAGCAGGAGATTCAAACTCAGACTTATCGTAGTTCCAATATCCATCCACTTTACGGATTTTGAGTTTGAAGTTTGCACCTTGCCAGAAATCAAAGGGATTGATGGGAGTCTCATCTTCAAATTCAGGTTGCATTGCTGCCATAACCTTGTCAAAGATTTTCTTACCATACTTGAACAGGAAGACTTTACCTTCGTTTTGAGGATTGACAGGATCCTTCACCACATAGATGTTGGAGTAGTAAGACAGTTTGCGTTTCTGCTTACGCACAGTCTCTTTATCTTTGTCAC